CATTCCGCGACCCCGCTATGGGCAGATGCCTCCCTGGTGATGTCAGACGCCGCGATCGTTGCCGGAGTAGGCAAGATTCGCCGGGATGGAGGCGGTCGCGTCAGGATTCGGCCGGGAACGGTGTGGCGTGGGTACGGCCGGCATCACCGCCAGCTTAGAGCATCGCTTCGGCCGTTGGTAGAGGCGGGCCATGCTCGCTGCGCTCGATGCGGTCTGCCGATCGACGCCGGCGCGCCTTGGGACCTCGGCCATCGGGACGACGGCAGCTACGCCGGCCCGGAGCATCGGCGCTGCAATCGAAGGACGGCAGCGCACAAAGCCGAACGTGCAGACGTGAGAGTGTCGCGTGAGTGGTAGTCGCTTCGGCAAGACGCCGCCGCGCATCGCACACCTGCCGAGCTCGAGGCGAACCGCCCGCGGAAACGCTGCGATCAAGCTGGCCGAGAAAGCAGGGCTCATTCTCGACCCCTGGCAGAAGGGTGCGTTGCGCGCTATGTGCTCGCTTCGCTCGGACGGGTTATGGTCTGCGTTCGAGTTTGGACTCAACGTGCCGAGGCAGAATGGCAAGGGCGGTGTGCTCGAGGCGCGGGAGCTCGCTGGCCTGTTCGAGTTTGGCGAGGGTCTGCTGATTCATACAGCGCATGAGTTTGCGACCTCGAGCGAGCACTTCCGGCGCGTCCAGAGTTTGATCGAAAACACGCCCGACTTGCACGATCAGGTCAAGCGAAACGACTTCGGCCGCGTGACCGGCTACCGGCATTCTCACGGTGAGGAATCGATCGAGCTCGCCAACGGCGCCCGCGTCCTCTTTCGGACGCGAACGAAGGGCGGCGGTCGAGGCTTCGCAGCGGCCGACTTCATCGCCTTCGACGAGGCGATGTACCTGCCCGACGCGATGCTGGCCGCGCTGATTCCGATTCTTTCGTCGAGGTCTGTCCCGACCGATGGCGGCACCGGGCCGCAGGTCTCGTACACCGGCTCGGCCGTCGACCAGGAGATTCACGACCAGGGAATCGCCTTTACGCGGGTGCGCGAACGGGGGATACTTGGCGAGGATGAACGACTCGCATACCTCGAGTGGTCGGTCGACGCCGAGCTGCCGTCCGAAGTTGGCGAAGTGACCGACGCGATGATCGCGCAGGCGAACCCCGCGCTCGGCATCAGAATCTCTCCGCAGTACGTCAAGGAATTCGAGCAGGACGCTCTCTCTGAGCGCAGCTTCGCGACCGAGCGCCTGGGTGTCGGTGACTACCCGGCGACGGACGGTGGAGCTGGCGGTCCCATCGACATTGAGCGATGGACCTCCCTGATCGACGAGAGCTCGCGCCCGCTTGACCCGGTATGTCTCGCGGCAGACGTGAGCCCCGACCGTCGCGCGTCTATCGCTGCCGCAGGTCGGCGCGCAGACGGTCGGCTGCACGTGGAAGTGACCGACAACAGAAGTGGTACGTCCTGGCTTCCCTCTAGGCTTGCTGAGCTAGTGGACCGGCATGAGCCTGCTGTTCTCAAGCTGGACGCTTTCGGTCCGGCTGCTTCTGTGCTGCACGACATCGAGGAAGCCGGCGTCACGATCGATTCGGTCAACGGCTCCGAGGTCGCGCGCGCCTGCGGCCGGCTGCTCGATGCGGTCAACGAGGGGCAGCTCAGGCACCTTGGCTCAGCGGAGCTCGACAACGCGATCAAGGCAGCGCGCACGCGCCCGCTCGGTGATGCCTGGGCGTGGAGCCGGCGCAATTCTTCCGAGGACATATCGCCGTTGGTAGCGGCGACGCTGGCTGTCTCAGCAGCGATCGATCAGCCCGAAGGCGGCGACTTGGAAATCTTCTGAGCGATGAGCCTGCTGCCACCGCCAGCAAGCAAGTCTGAGGTCGGCCGCGTTTGGGTCGACCCGATCACCGCCCATAAGTTTGTTTTCACCGGCGAGAACGTCGACAAGCCTGGCGGCGGTTGGGTGCCGTTGGACTTGCAGAATGAACGCTACGAATACGAGCGCGCAGAATGAAGTTTCCGCGCTTGTTCCGCCGTGGCCCGCAGCCTGTCTTTCGGACGGAAATGCGCGGCGCTCGGATGCTGCGTCAGGGCTCAGAGATAACGCTCGACCCGCTCATCAGCGCGTTTTGGGCAGACCTCGGCGGCACCGGATTCTCGAACAACCTTGTCGACTCGATTTGGGCGTCTGCTCGAGCGGTGCAGTTGAACGCTCAGCAGGTCGCGTCGATGCCGCTGATCTTCACCGGGGCGGGCCCGGGCTCACGTGAACCGGCCTGGGTCTCAGACCCCGACCCAAATTGGTTCCCGAACGGAATCTGCGATGTCGTCTTTGCGATGGTGCGAGCGATCTACACGTTCGGCTCGACCTTTCTTGTCATTACCTCGCGCTACGTCGACGGCTTCCCGCAATCGTTCACGGTGATCGACGAGAGCGTGACCGGCGTGAACGTCACGTTGCAGAACGGGCGCCGCATCTACCGCATCGGTGACGTGACGCTCGACGAGAACGATGTGGTCCAGATCGACCGCAACCCGTCCGGGCAGCTCCGCGGCACCAGCGCGTTCGGCCCGTACCTGCCTTACCTGCTCAGCCTGCAGGCCGGCGCCAACGCTGCTCAGTCGCTCTACGACAACCCGACACCGAACGCGGTGCTCAAGTCTCAACGCAAGCTGACCGGGCCGCAGGCCACCGCTCTGCAGGACCAATGGGTTGAGCGCGCAGGTCTTAGGCGTGGGGCGCCGGCTGTGTTGCCTCCCGAAATCGACTTCGAGCAGTTGGCGTTCTCACCGAAGGACCTGCTGCTGCTCGACGCACAGCAATTCGCAGCTCGAGTATTGGCGAGCGCGGTTGGCGTGCCTCCGTTCTTGCTCAACCTGCCGCTCGAGGGCGGGCTGACGTATCAGAACCCGGAGAAGCTGGGCGAGTTTTGGTTCCGGTTCGAGCTCAACCCGCTCGCGGTCAGAATCGCAAGCGGGCTTACATCGCAGATGCTCCCGCGTGGAAACGAGGTCTCATTCGATGCGTCCAAGACGTTCGGTGATCTGCCGGGCGTCAGCGACGAAGCACTTGGCGGAACGCAGACGGCGCCGGCCTCGCCTGCTGACCAGCTTCCTCCCTCTCGGCCGGCGCTAGGAGTGGTGCAAGGATGAAACCTGAGCTCATCATCCGTTCGTTCGAGGCGCAGTTGCATGAGACGAGCGAGGAACGAATCGTTGAGGGGCGCATCGTCCCTTACAACGTGCCGGCGCGCGTCAGCGACCCGGGCGGGCCCGGCGCCTACGACGAGGAATTCTTGCCCGGCGCGTTCTCAACCTTCCTTCGGGGCGCCGACGCCGGCCGCAAGGTGCTGCTCGACTTCGAGCACTACGGCGCCATCAATGACCTGATGCTCTCCGGTCGCTCGATGTCCGGCACGATCGGACACAGCGAGGAATTGGACGAGCGAGACGACGGCCTCTATGGGCGCTTCCGCGTTCTCAACGGGCCCGATGGCGACAAGGCGCTCGAGCTCGTCAAGGCGAAGGTGCTGACCGGCTTCTCGGCTGCGTTTCAACCGCTGCGGTCGCTGCGCAGCGCCAAGGGCGTTGTCCAGCGCGCGCGAGCACATCTGGACGGCGTTGCCCTCTGCCGCGTCGGTTCATGGCCGGGCGCAGAGGTCCTTGCCGTTCGGACCCCGATCATCGAGCCAGAGCAGGCTCCGCTCGACTTCGACCCGGAGCTCGCGCTCAGGCTGCAGAAGTACGAGCTCGAGATTCCTGCTGCGCTCCTGAATCAGGTCGAGGACGAGAACGACGAGGATGAGCAGCCGGCCGCTGCCTGAGCTATGACGCAGCTACTCAAGTTTCGGAAGCGATCGAAGGTCCCTGCGGTCAAGCGAAACGAGGTTGTCCTGTTCGTCGATCAGGATGGCACGCTCAAGCGCCGCGACGACAACGGTGATGTTTCTGAGATTGGAGGCGGCGGTGGCAATCAAACGCCTCCTGTCACGCTAACCGGAACAGATGGCGCGACTCGCCCACTAACCGTTGTCGGAAGCAACGATCAATCTGCAGACTTTTTGCGCGTTGCCCAGCATGATGGCCAAAGTGCATTACAGATACAGGCCGACGCGCTTGGCAACGCGACCACGATTGTTCTGCGCACCCATGACCCTGGCCTGGGTGGACTCATCAGGTTTCTGTCGGACGAATACAAGATGGGCGCTATCGACACCACGGATACGACTCTTGGATTCTTTGGAGCTGCGCCTGTCGCTCAGCAAACGCATCCGGTAACGCTCGATGATGTTATCGCCGTTCTCGTCGCTTTCGGCCTGGTAGCTGCCTAATATCACGCTCGGCTACGTGTAGTAGTTGAACACCATCTGAGACAGGATGGCTACGGCGGCGATCGTCGCTGAGAGGATGCCGAGCCGAATCTGCCAGGACGTAGAGCGAGCGTCGTTCGCCGCTCGAGCGACCTTCTCTGCCGCCTCCTGCGCTGCGTTGTGAACCATCGTCGGTAGGTCACGCGCGAGGTTGTCGACCTTCTGAGCGAGCAGCAAAACCGTCGCTCGGTCTGACTCCAGGGTGTGTAGGCGTTCGCGTAGCCGCTCCTGCTCTCCAAAGAGGCGAGAGATATTGTCCGTGTTGACCGCGACCTGTTCGGCTAGTTCTTGTTGCGTAAGCGGCAGAACCTCTCGCCCCATTGATTGCAGGGATGCCAGGCATGGCTCAGACTAGCGGGGCTGTCTGACGAGTTTACTTCCGCCGTTGCGTCTGTCCGTCGATGCGATTACTCTTTCTGCTCAGAGCGCACCCCGCCGATGCCGGCGCCGGCACCCCGCGATTAGCGGCACCCCGGGCGGCTTCTGAGGGCGGCACCCGCTGGCAAACCGAAATCGAAAATCGGAGGGTGTCGTGAGTGCTGCAGTTTCAGCAACGAAAGTGAGAGCGCAGCGGCTTCTCGACGAGCGCGTGACCAATTCGCGCTTGCACGAGGACCTGCTGGCCTCAGCCGAGGGACGCGACGATCAAGAGCTCACGGAAATGGAGCTCGAGCAGGTCGCGAAGTACCGCACGCGCGCCGAGGAAATCGACAAAGAGCTCAACGAGCTCGATGGCGTCCTCGATCGCGAGCTGTCCTCGGCCGAGGCTTCCAAGAAAATCCGCGCTCGTCTACAGGGCGTTACGCCTGTGGCAGAAATCGAGGGCGGCGAGACGAAGTACCGGACGTTCGCGACCTACGCGCGCGACGTTCTGATCGCGAAGTACCCCGAAATCGCGATGCGGGCGGGGGGCGATGTCGTCCGTGACGCCGCTCGGGAGCGTCTGCTCCGCGCGCCGGCGCACACCGTCACGACCGACGTGGAGGGCTTGCTGCCGCCGCAGCACATCGCGCAGATCATGGACATCATCGACGCCTCGCGTCCGGTTGTCGTCACCGGCAACCGCGTCAACCTCAACAACGGCAAGCTGACCTGGCCGAAGATCACGTCGCGCCCGCGGGTGCGCGTGCAGACCACAGAAAAGACGGAGACCTCATCCGTTCGGATGGGCGTCGACATGATGGACGAGACGGCCGACACCTACCTGGGGGCGGGCAACCTCTCCTGGCAGGCGATCAATTGGTCGACTCCCGACGCTCTCCAGCTTTGGTTCGAGCTCGCGGCTGAGCAGTACGCGATCGAGACCGAAGCTGCTGCTGACCACGTTCTCGCCAAGGCCGCGTCGACGATCGGCTCGGGCAGCCTCTCGGCTGCTGGCGGAAACACGTTCGAGGAATGGATGGCGGCTGTCACGGCCGGCGTCGCTCAGGTCTACGACGCCACGCGCGCCATCCCCGACACGGTGTACCTCTCGCCGGACATGTTCTTCGATGCGGCTTCGCTGGTGTCGAACACCAACGCGAACCTCATCAACTCCGGCTCGCTCAACATCGCAGGTCTGTCCGGCACGCTCGCCGGCCTGCGCGTCGTCACCAGCGCCGGATTCAAGGTGTCGACGGCGATCGTTGGCGACTCCAGGGCTCTGCTCGTCGGTGAGACCCCCGGTGCTCCGGTCGAGCTCCGCGCGGTCGAGCCTTCGATCGGCGGCATGGAGGTCGGAGTGATCGGCGCTTTCAAGGCGATCAGCTTCGACGACGAGCGGTTTGCCGACATCGGGGCCGCGACGTAGGAGATAGTCGGTGGCTTACGCCGACGCTACGCAGCTCGCAGCGTTGCTCAAGGTCAATGAGACGACGCGGGCTGCAGACCTCGCAAGGGTCCTTGACGCTGCTGCGCTCGAGATTGATTCCGAGCTCGGGCGCAGCGAACCCTTCGACTCGTCCTCTCCCCCTGACGAGCTCGCGTTGCTCGAGGAAGTCAACCTCGAGCGAGCCGTCGAGCATTGGAGCCAGGGCCTTTCACCCTTCGGAGTGATCGGCCTTGGCTCTGAGACCGGCGCCGTCGTCACCGCGCGCGATTCGTGGGACAGGCACGTTCGCAAGCTGGCGCCGCTGAAAGAGACCTTTGGCATCGCTTAGCGAGCTCGCGAACGCGATGGCCGATGCGATCATTTCGCTGGCGACGGGAGACGAGCGGCTGATGGAGCTGCAGGCCGTCCCGTTCATGCTCATCAACCCGACGCCTCCTTCGGTCGACATCTTTCCGGCCGACCCATTCCAAGACGTTTCATCGTTCGGGCCCGGCTCGAGACGAACGCTCTGGACAGCTCGAGCTCGAGTCTCGACGGCCGACGACGTTTCCGGGCAGGAGGTCTTGCTGCTGCTGATGGAAGTGAACACGGATACGTCGTTGAGGCACGTTCTCGAGAACGACTCAGGCGTGGCCGCGCTCGTCGACGGCATCAGCGTCGGTGGGCCCACCGGCTACCGGCTCTATCGGGAACCGTCTCCGTCGCAGGACCTCCAACATCAGGGAGCCTTGCTCGGCTGCGAGTGGCAGATCACGGCTGACATCACGCAGGAGTTTTCGACGTGACGAGGCTGTGGTTCGTCGTGCCGGCGCATGAGCGGTTCGCGCTCACCGACATCTGCCTGCGGCTGCTCGCTCAGACCTGCGAGCAGATGGAGCAGTACGAAATCGAGGCAACCGCTGTCGTGATCGCAGACGATGAAAACCTCGATGTCGCTCGCGAGCTCGGCTTCGCCACCGTCTACCGAGACAACGAGTTTGTCGGCCGCAAGCTGAATGACGGCTACCAGCTCGCATGCGACCCGGACTACAACCCTGAGCCGGCTGATTACGTCGTCGCGCTCGGCAGCGACGATTGGGTTGACCCGTCCATCTTCGCTCGGCTCCCCTCGCCGGCGACTGTCGGCATCTTCAATCAGATCGCGGTGGTCGACGAGAAGCGTGAACGGCTCGCTCAGGTGACGGCGCCGTATACAGGCGGTTGGGGAATCCGCATCTACTCGAGCATGCTGATGGCGGCGACCAACTACCGGCCCTGCCAGGAGGACCGCAAGCAATCGCTCGACTCGTCCACAATCGAGGGCGTCAAGCGGGCGCTGCGTCACTTCCCTGAGCTTGAGGCGCTGGACGTTCACCCGCTGCAGATCGTCGATTGGAAAAGCGAGAACAACCTGCATCCCTACCGCGAGCTCGCGAGCTGGGCGAAGGGCCCGGTCGCAGACCCGTTCGAGGCGCTGGCCGGCTTCTACCCGGCCTGGGCGCTTGAGCAGATGGAGCTCGTATGAGCCTTTACGAAGTGACCGGACGGACGAGCTACCGAGACCATCGCCCGGGTGCCATCTTCGAGGCAAGCCTGGACGAGCAGACAGAGGCGCGGGCTGTTCGCCGCGGCGCCATCGCCGTGATCGAGCGTTCGCAACCCAAACTCATCGAGGGCAGCTATGCGCTGCCGCAACAAAGGAAGGGGCACCATGCCTGAGAAGTTGGTACTCCGAGACGTGTCTGTTCGCGTCGACGGTGTTCTCCTGACGGAGAGCGCGCGGTCGGTCGACATCGACACGTCTGCCGACGAGCTGGACGTGACCGCGTTCGGCGGGTCGGGTTGGCGCGAATTCGAGCCGGGGCTCAAGGCCGGCCAGATCAGCGTCGAGTTTTTCCAGGGCTTCGACGCCAATGGCGTCTACGCAACGCTCTGGCCGCTCGCTGAGGACCCCGACAACGACTTCGAGGTTCGCATCGGACCGAAGGGGAACACAGGCGCGTCCGACAACCCTGTGTTCGTCGCTCGCTGCAAGATGTTCGGCTTCCATTACCTCCAGGGTGAGGTCGGAGCCGCTTCGACGAATCCGGTCACGTTTCGGATGATCGAGGCGCCGACGATCGACACCACCTGAGGTCCGACGTGTCCGGTCAGGAACCGCGGCTGAGAATCCGCGGAAAACTCTATGCCTACCCCTCGACCTCGAAGCTGGGCGACGCTGCGCTGATCGAGCAGTTGACCGGCCTCAAGCATTCCGAGTGGAGGCAGCGATACATCG